AGTAGTGAACTCCCTATAAATAAATTGAACTGCAATCTTTCAATTAAAAGCTAATTATATTAGGTGCAATGGAAATGAAAACGTTTGAGAAGACTTTCAAGATCTGCAGCACTAGTGATCACAACACATTATATGATGAATTGGAAAATCAAATCTTTTATTCAGTGGTCGAGAATCTTCCTAATGCTGATACTTATAATGAGATTATGGCAATGAGAGAAGCTTATGATAATGAGACACTAGACTTCAACTTATTATCTGCCACTATACCACATTTAACAATTGAAGGTGTGAATGTAACACAGAAGGCAATCAGGTATTACCTGAGATATCTGCAAATCACACATTCATTGTTTGGTATCAATGGACTTATTGGTGAGGAGCTTTCACATGATTTCCATATTTTTGGTTCTGTCACAAGAGGACCAAAAATTATGCCATATATACCAGATAATAGCAAATGTCTATTGATGGATTCAAATGTGATCAAATCAGCTGTTTGGGAAGTTGTTAGAGGAAAGGATCCAATTGAGTCTCTGAGGAAAGCTTATTTCATCCAACCAGTGGACTCTAGTGTAACAATTGGTACAGTTGCATTCAATTTCCATATGATGGCAATGCTCTACATATCATTAAGATCAAGTATGAGATTACAAGCAGAAAAAAATCAAATAAAAATAACACCTTCTGTAAGAGGGAATGTCTTGAATCTAGAACACATGAATTTTGATAATGAAGGTGCTGAATTAAGCAACAAAAATATGTAACTGATCAAACTGATAAGAGATGTTATCATATGATTATCTATTATTTAAAATATCACCATTAATCATGCACTAGTGTATTCCAACCATAAGATAAACCAAAAAAATGACAAAAGAGAAAAATACAAAAAAATAAAAATAAAAAAAGACTAAAAAAATATAGTGATCTGTAGTATATTGTAGATCACAGGAAATCCGTTGCACATCAGTCAAACCATGGTAAACAGCAATAAAGAGGAAACAAAATAAAGTAAATGATGTAAGCTACAATAGTCTATTCAATCTCCAGTCAAAACAGTTTAAAAAATCCAAGTCCACATCCAGAAGATATCAGCTGTTGAAACTAATAGACAACAGATTTCTGTATTATTACACAAGTTTGAAAAGTTCCACCAGTGTTGCATTTCCTATGTTATATTGCTTAACGAAATTGTATTAGATGAATTTTCATTATAGGGAGAACACTACT